TTCGATGTCGCCACGGATCTGTTCGACCACATCGCGTACGAAGTTGAATTGACGGAAGTTTTTAATGACATAATCACTGCCTCCTTTTGCCTTCCAATGGGGTTGATGTAGCGAACCATAGTTCTCGTAAACTTGAGTGGTGATCAACAATTTTGCCATTTCTCGTTCCTCTGTGACTATGACAGTATAATAACAGATTAGGTGTTTATTGTCAACTACTCAATTTAGCCAACATGATGTATTTTCGCAACGACTCTATTCTGCTGTTGCATTTTTGCAACAATTCGTCTAGATTACGACTGGATTTAGTCTGTCTTGCCTGAACTTCAGCACGACTTATCTCGGTAATCAATCGATCTAACGACTTAAGCATGGTCTCTAGATCTAATATTGTTTTCCATTGACTTATCGGAACAGTGTTGGGATAACGCTCATCATAATGAATCACTGACGTAATCTCGTCCGACAACTGTTTTCGAATACCCTGTTCCCAATCCAACGATGATGAAAGTTTGATAGACATAATAAAAAGGGAGTTATTACACTCCCTTATAATAACACAAAGTTGATTTATTAGAAACTATGTGTTATTCCGAATCCAAGACTATGAACATCAGTTTTCATGTCATTCTTGAACACGGCGCTTACGATTGTACGCTTGCTTAGAGCATAGTCAGCACCAACGTTGAATGCCTGAGCTCCTTGACTTGTTTCACCATAACTTGTCTTGGCAGTAATCTTGGCATTGACAGGGAAAGCAGCACCAACTGTTTTAGCAGTGGTTGCATGAGATCCATCTTCACTACGACTCCAAATGCCACTGACACGAACAAACTTAGCATCAGCAGTTCCACTGACTACACTTGTGTTATTGTCGCCATGACGATAATGAGCAGCGGCAGCAGAGAGTTTTCCAAAGTTAGCAAATGCTGCTATACTTTGTGCTCCATCCTGAGCAATTTCACGATCATAGTTTACAGTTAGATTTGTAACTGGAGAGAACGATACAAATGTAGCATTACTCATACGAAGACCACGAAGATTATGATGATCTCCTGCTACACTACCATATGCTGTAGCAAATGGATCGTGAATGGTTACGGCAAGAAACTGTCCATGAACGTTACGTCCAAAATCAATAGATCCGCCTTTAGCAGCTAAACCAATAGTAGACTGACGATCTCCCAAACGTGTAGCAGCACCTGTCACAGGATCATTAGCGGCAATGTTGGTTTCAATCTGAATACGAGCAGTAAGATCTCCAATACGCTCTTGACTGGTAACACCAATACGGCTAAGATTATTTGCTACTGTTGCACTTTGACCACTAGTCTTATCAGCATACTGACTGATAGTGCCATAGAGTTGTGTTTGTGCTTGAGCCGCTACTGAAGATACGGCAATAAGCGATGCTAATAAAAGTTTTTTCATTTAATTTCCTTTTGAAAATAAAAAGACAGATATAAAATCTGTCACAATGTTATTTACTTATAGTGAATATGTACTATAAGTAATCATTGTTCTTGTGTGATAACTACTTAGTTTCTTCGTCATCTATATGTAGTTTATCCTGATCGAAGCGTCTTTCTTGAATAGTAGCCTCATTAAACACATGTCTGGGATTAGAACATATTACACATCGAGGATTTCCACAATTTGTAACGTGATGCTTAACATATTTATGAGGTTCAGTAATGGGTATCTTGTGAGCTTGTGCTATCTTAATCTGTTTATTTACAGCAGTCTCATCTCTATGTCGTCTAAGACTACTCTTGATCTTATCTTCTTGATTGCTCATGAATATGTCCTCCCTAATATTTATTATAATATATCAAGGAGGGTTGAAAAGTCAATAGCAAGAGTATCCTAATTACTCATAACTCGTGATACACTATTCATTACTGAGGCTATTCTGCCAATGTCTCTCAACTGTTCTACTGTGTAACCCATAGCCTTCAAGCCTTTGTAATGAGCAGAAATACAAAACTCACATTTCCCTACAATACTAGCAGCCAAACTATATGATTCAAATCTAGCCTTGGTTGTTCCACCATGACTGGAGATTGCATTCATTCTGAGTTGGGCTGGTAATCCTTTCAGTGCGGGATCCTCAGTCATTTCCACATAGGGGTACCATGTATTGTTCATTGACATCAAGCTGGCCGCTGTAATAGCCGCGGTACTTTCTGTAGTGTCTGAGATTTGACTTTGGATCCAAGTCCATAGTTTTGTATTACCAGTAGCAAAGGTAGCCGCAAGTGCTACACATTCTGCTTCTATTGGATCTAGTGTGCTACGCTTGATGACCGAGTCTATGTTAAGACGAGTGTCTTTGGCGTAGTCAGGAATCGCTTCCTTGAGTTGGTCTACCCATTGCATTGATATATTCCTTTAATAACGGTTCTTCATAAATCATTTGGCCGGCAACTACTACAAGTACACCTGCACCTACCCAAATAGTTCTAGGCCAGCGTTCCATAATTTTAGCAACTACAGTACTGCCAAACAGGATGATAGGTACACTTACTAATAGTCCAAATATGATCAACCACCAGTTGCCATCAGCAGCACCTGCAATGGCTAGAGCATTGTCCAAGCCCATGACAGCATCTGCCCAAACAATAGTAGCCATGGCTCCCCAAAAGGTATTTGCTGCTGTGACTTCATGCTCGGTTTCCTCTGTGTTGCGTACCAAAGTCCAAGCAATATACAACAAGGCCAAGCCACCTATTAGTCTTAGGCCTGGGATCATGAGCAAATAGATCAGTGCAGCCACGCAGGCAAATCTAACGCCAACTGCACCAACTGTACCCCATATCATGGCTCGCTTACGCAGGTCTGGTGGCAGGCGACGACTGGCCATGGCAATCACAATAGCGTTCTCGCCGCCTAATACGACATCAATTAGAACGATGGCTGCTAGAGCCCAGACAAACTCAATCATCTTTTTTCTTCTTATCGTATAAGTATGTAGCCAAAACAATGGCTACAACCACTGAAAGGAAAAATATAACGAACTTGGCTTCGTATATGTCCCAAATTGTCTCGTAAGTAAACATTAGATCTTCCTTGATGTACATTTATCAAAATGGCGTCTAACAATATTATGTTTAACACCAGACTTGCCACAATGTGGACATGTAACTATGGTTAAAATTCTTCCTAATTTCCATCCTTCACTTAGATATTGATCTAAATTAGATGGATCAATTGCTTTTTGGTGCGTTCCATTGTTAATCCATTTGGTACCACTAAATATCTCAGACAGTTTAGATTTAGTTTCGTCACTATGCCCCCGACCTAGTGCCTTATTTCTAATTTTACTTCGCCGTTCTTCTTCTTTTTCGCGAGGACGGGTTTTTTGCACCTCAGACATTTTTTGCCGAGTCTCATCTGATATTATCCTTCCTTTGAGGGAGTTAGATCTTTTAATATTGCTTTCGGGTGATTGTTTTTTGTTTCGTTGTGCTAACAAAGTTTTTGCGTTAGCTGGTCCATAATTCCTGAATTTCTCACCACCGTAATTATCATTAAGCCAATCATCTTTTGTAAGAGCTTTGACCTTATGTAAAAACTTATATTCATATTTTAATGCTTGGTCGGGACTCATAAAAGTTTTTCTAACCTCTGCTCTAAAAGTATCTGACCCATAATCTTCTAAAAGTTTTTTAACTTTAACAGACGAAGTAAAATACCCACCGGGCTTCCAAAAAGTTTTTGGATCAGCTCCTTTACCATATTTAGAGCCATAATACTTTAATCCAGTGGGTATGTGTAAGACAAAATATGTATAAGGTGTTCGGTCAGACATAAGTACTCCATTTTATGTATTTATGTCTAACCTACGGACTTATAATGTTTCCCCGCCTACCTCACGATTGCAAGCACAGAGTTCATTCGTTTGACATCCATCGAGAATTCTTAATGTTTCTTCTGGACTGCGACCGACATTTAAATTATTTACTGATACATGCTGAATGACATTATCAGGATCAATAATAAAAGTGGCTCTTAACGGAGCACCGGCCGGTGCATAAAATATGCCCAATTGTTCAACTAAACTTAATTGTCCTCTCTGAGTATCGGCAAATTGGACATGCTTAATTTTTTTTAAATCATCGTGTGTAGTTTGCCATGCTAGAATACAAAACTCATTGTCTGTGCTTCCTGTTAACAATACAGCATCACGGTCGTCAAAATCTTGATAAAGTTTATCGTATCCGACTATTTCTGTGGGGCAAACAAAAGTCCACGATTTCGGATAGTATACAACAACTTTCCATTTGCCTGGGTATGAACGTTCGGTAATATCAAAAAATTGATCACTACCTGGATTGACTCCGGTTACTACAAACGGCTCTAGCCTATCACCTACTGTTTTCATTATCTTCTCCTTTCTGTGTGTGTTAATGAAAATACATAATATATTTACTATTGAAAATAGTTGTTATTTACTATTTTCCTATGAATTATTTTAATAACAGTTATAGATTTAGTCTATAACTTTAAATTTAATATTAGGCTTTGAGTTCACCTCGTTCAATAAGCTTTTGCTTATTGTATCTGTGACCCTCTTGAACTAGCTCTTTGTTTTCACCCTGATAAAGTACAGCATAGTTATTGTCTATCAGCCATTGACTTAAACTCATACCATCTTCCATAATGAATACGCCGAGAATACGTCCAAACTTATCATCATTACTGTCGGCTCTCATGGTTTGAATACGCTGCCAACTACCAACAGGCAACTTTTCGGCTACTTTTTTCTTTGATATCAACCCACGTTCTTTTTCTTCAGCAATTGATGTTCTACTTTCTGGTGTATCAATTCCAGCCATTCTTACTCGTTGATTAGCTAAAATGATATTAAAACCTAAATCTAAATCAATTTCAACCGTATCACCATCCACGACCTTGTTTATTCTACAACGATAAATGTACATAAATATCTCCCTTGTAAGATATTTAT